ACAAGCTGCGCGAGGTAATAAGGTTTGAGCCTCTCACCGTCTGCGTCGCCCTCTCGCTCGATTATTCGGGCGAGTTTTCTTTTTGCCTGTGTTTCTGCCTCCGCGTACTCCTCATCAGATAGGAAGTCCTGCAAATACAGTTCGGCGAGTTGTTTGAGCGTTAGGACCGTTCCCATTTCTGTAACCGATACTGACGCTGTTGCTGTTGGTGCTGACACTTGCGCGTTCCGCCTCCTTTCGTTCCTTTTGGCAGTCGCAACTCTCTCCGGGGTCGAGGCTGCCCTTACAATAGGGACATTCGTGATAATAGGGCATTTCTAACTCCTTTCTACGCTATCAAAGATATATTTGTTGGTCGCGGAAAAACCCGCGTAGGCCACTACGATAATGATGAGCCATTCCGCTCCGATTGCGAAATATCCTCTCTCGGTGTAGGCAAGCGGCAAGATGAACGCGGCGGCGATGGCCCCGCAAGCAAGTCCGATACCTACCTCGATGAGAAAGACGATAAGGTTTACGAGCCTGTCGTTCATTGCCTTGCCTCCTCCTTGTATTCGAGTGTTTCGATGAATGATAAAATACCGACCGTGTATTCGGTTTCGGTGATACCTTTCGCCCAAAGGCGTTTCGCGCCCGTTTCTCCGCAGTTGTAACACATCAGAGCCTCGGTCGCCGTGTCGTACTTGGCGAACAGTTCAGAAAGCATATATGTTCCTGCGAGTATGTTCTGCTCCGGGTCGTAAAAGTCCGTGATACCGAGGGTGTCTTCGAGCCTGTCGTGATTGATAGGGTGTATCTGCATTAACCCCTGTTCTCCTGCAAGCCCGGTTACGTGTGGGCGGTAGTCGCTCTCGCGTTCGATGATTGCGATAACCACCTCCGCCGGGACGCTGTACTGCTCTGTAATGCTGAATATGTAGTCCTGCAGTTCTTTGGAAAGAGGAATGTCGTAATACTGCTTGTCCTGCTCAACGGTCCCCGCTGCGCCTCCTGTTGGTAGGAGCGTGGGGGTCGTCCCGGTTTCGTCCGGGGTAATGCTGATGAAAATTGTCTTATCGACCGTCGAGGTCGAGGGCTTGTCCGCCGTCGCCTTTGCCTGTAAGTTGGTAGCGAGTCCCGCTATGAGGACAACCACCATTAACACGGCAAAGAATATCGTTCCTGCGATTTGGAAATTCTGTCTTTTTCTTTCAATTCTCCTTGAATGTTTCATACGCGCTGTTGGCTGCAACCGTAAGCGGTCCTATCGCCATTTGCGCTATCCGTCGTAATATCGCCTCGACCTCCTGCGCCGTCTTTCCTTTGCAGTAGTCGTCGCATATTCTGACCCGCGTGTTTCCGATATTGAAATCCTTTACAACATTGCCTGTTGCAACCATACATACACCTCCTTTGAATTTTATTGATAAATCACTTTGTCCTATGACCGTATTGCTTCGTAAAGTAAATTTTAAGAGCCTGTATTTTATCGGCGGCTTGGTCGAGCCTCCGCAAAATATCCTCCATTTTTGGGCGTTCCGCTGTGTCGATTATTCCGTCCGCCGCGATGTCGATGAGTTCTGTCTTGATTTCGGGCAGGGATTGAAAAACCGAGAGCAACTGCAAAACCGTCTTTTCGAGTTCCGTTACCTCCACCTCGTTCACGGTCTGCATTCCGAGCGGACACATCTTTGAGCAGTAGTGATTGCAAAGTTCCGGGGCGTTGTAGGTTTCTGAAAGTATCAGCACCTCCTCCGGGTATGGGGTGGTCGTCCCGAGTTCGATGTAAGCGAGGCGAGTTCTGTCTACGCCTGTTTCCTCGGCTGCGCCCTCCCTTGACTTCAACCGCTCGTTCCACGATGAGGCCGCCATTCGTTTGATATAGAAGATGTTGCCGGCCGCTTTCGTCGCCAATTTAGGCATTTATTTCTACCTCCTTTCGCGGTAAAATATTGGTGTAAGAAAGATGAATGTTGCGTTCTGCGTCTTTCTTTGCTATTTGCGTCCCGAAACGGGGCATTTCTGATTAAAAAAAATATCGTCGTAGGGGTAATCAAGAACGCGCTTGATTTTCAGACTCACTTTGAGCGACGGCTCTTTCTCGCCTGTTTCAATCTGCGAGTAGTGGGAACGGGAAATCCCTACGGCCTCCGAAAAGGTCTGCTGTGTGTAGCCGCGGCCCTCGCGCAGCTTGACGAGTTTGACTCTCATCGCTTTGTCCTCCTTTCGTAGATTTGGGGTTGCTTTTCGGGTCGTTTTGACCGACCGTAATTATATTATAGCCCCTTTTGGGGGCAAAGTCAAGTTTTTTCGGAAAATTTTTTCAAAAATTTTTTCAAAATGCCGATTTTAGGGGCAACGGGTACACAAAACGGGGCATTCGTGCTATAATTTTATCATTGATAAAGGTGGTAACGCTTATGAAACTATTTTCTCAACGGCTCATCGCTCTCCGAAAAGAGCGTGATATGACACAGGCTGATTTAGCCAAAGCAATTCACAAGACCCGCTCCACGGTGTCCGGGTACGAAACAGAGGGCAAGGAGCCTGACTACGAAATGCTTTGTTCTTTGGCAAAGTTTTTCGGGGTGTCTACCGACTACCTCCTCGGTGTCGAGGACTGTCGCACTCATTCCGACGTCGTCTTTGTGAACGACTCTATCAATTTCAAAAAACACTACGACGCGCTGCCGCCGCTCCTGCGTCAAAAGGTGGCGCAGATGTACGATAGTTTTTACCTCCTCGTACATAGGGATATGGTAAAAACAAACGAGGAGCGTCTGCAACTCTACGGGGAATTGCTGTCCCTGCTTCAAGGCTCTCGCGCTGAAATCCGAAAAGCGGTAGACGGCTGCGACGGTCAGATTACCGACCCGCTCCTGCTGTCTGACCTTATGGCTCTCCAAAACAACTTGAAAAATGAGGTTTGCGCCCTGCTTGATAAACTTATGCAAGCCGATATAGATACTGCCTTTGAGGTGAAAAAAGACGGCCTCGCATACTCCGAAAGGAAGGCAACATAATCTACGTTGACTGGGGTAACTATTACAAGAAAGATTGACCCGCCGTTCCGCTCCTCCGGGGTGGGACGGCTTTTTCATTGGAGGTAATAATATGCCATATTGTCTATATGTCCGTAAATCCCGCGCGGACGCAGAGGCGGAGGCGCGTGGCGAGGGTGAAACCCTCTCCCGCCATATAAACACTCTGCTTGAACTTGCCAAGCGTCGGCATTTGGATATTACTCAAATATACCGCGAAATCGTTTCCGGCGAAACTATCGCCGCGCGTCCCGTTATGCAACAACTCTTGTCCGAGGTCGAGCAGGGGCTGTGGGACGGCGTTCTCGTTATGGAGGTGGAGCGTCTTGCCCGTGGTGATACCGTGGACCAAGGTATAGTCGCGCAGACATTCAAATTCTCCGATACCCTCATCATAACTCCCATAAAAGACTACAACCCGAACAACGAATTTGACGAGGAATACTTCGAGTTCGGTCTGTTTATGTCCCGGCGCGAATACAAGACTATCAACCGCCGTTTACAGCGCGGCCGCCTTGCTTCCGTAAAGGAGGGTAAATACGTCGGTAGTCAATCTCCCTACGGATACGAGCGCGTGAAAATCAAGGGTGATAAAGGATACACGTTAGAGCCGTTCCCGCCGGAGGCTGATGTCGTCCGTATGATATTCGATTGGTATACGCGTGGCGAGGAGCTGCCCGACGGCTCTTTCCGCCGCCTCGGTGTGTCGCTCATCGTCCGCCGCCTTAACTCTCTGAAAATCCCTCCGCGCAAATCCGACCATTGGGCGACCGCTACGGTACGGGATATTCTGATAAACCCGGTCTACGTCGGCAAGGTCCGTTGGAATTGGAGGTCCGATGTCAAGAAAATGGTAGACGGCCGCGTCGTTATCGAGCGTCCCCGCAACTCCCTTGACAAATGTACCGTAGCCGAGGGGCTTCACCCTCCGCTTGTCAGCGTCGAGGTGTTTGCTATCGCCCAAGAGTTGATGTCGAGCAATCCTCCGCGCCCTGTCGGGGAGCGTGGGACTGTCAAAAATCCTCTCGCGGGTATCATCGTCTGCGCCAAGTGCGGCCACCGTATGACCCGCCGGCCGTATACCGGGCGTGATTACCCCGATACCCTTATGTGCGCCGATACCGCCTGTGATAACATAAGCTGCGCCCTGCATTACGTTGAGCGTCGCGTTTTGGAGGCTCTGCAGGAGTGGCTTGCTGATTATAAGCTGCAATGGGAAACAGGCGGGGAGGAAAATCCTGCTGTTGCTATGGTGGCTATGAAAGAGAAAGCCCTCCACCGCCTCAATACAGAATATACGACCCTAACAAAGCAACTTGACAATACCCACGACCTTTTGGAGCAGGGAGTCTATACGACCGAGCAATTCCTTGAACGGTCCCGTAAACTCTCCGAGCGTATCAAGAAGAACGAGGAGGACCGTTTGGCTCTCGGTGCTGACATCGCCTCTGACAAGTCCCGCGAGGCGGGGCGTAAGCAGATTGTCCCAAAGGTTGAACGGCTGCTCGAAGTCTACTACGAGTTGCCGACCCCAAAGGCGAAAAACGATATGCTAAAAGAGGTGTTGGAAAAGGTCGTCTACCTCAAAACCAAAAACGGCCGTTGGAATAATGCTCCCGACGATTTCGAGTTGACGTTATATCCCAAAATACCGATGTCCGGCGAATAATCCTGCGGACGGTCCTCCGGGGCTGTCCGCTCTCTTTCTCATTGATAACCTATTGGGACAGACGAATTGGGGCACCTGGAGATGGTGGGAGCCATCGTGCATCAGTTAACGCGGAATCTAAAGGATTCGCAAATTCAGGACTCTGCGTTTGCACCCTATTTCGTTGACCGCACCACCGGGGTCTACCCTACTGCTGCATCCGGCTTCCCCTGGAGCGCTGCCAGTATGGCGGTGAAAGGCGATCCGTTTGCGGATCTAACCGAGGATCTGGCTGCAGAGCAAAAGGCTAGAGTAACCTACGACAACATTCTGCGGCTCAGCGACGATCCCGATGTGAATAATGTCATTAAGTTCCTGCGTGAACGGGAGATCGTCCACTTCCAGCGTTTTGGCGAAGCGCTGCAGTTACTGCGAGAAAAGCAGAATCAGAAGAATGTTTACGCGATGAATCCGTCCTTTGACAAATAAAGAAATGCCTGCTCTTTTCGAGCAGGCATATATACTTATTGCACTTCGACCCAGACGTTGCCCGCGGCATTGGATTGCAGACAGGCGTGAATGAATTTGATGCCTTCAGCGCCATCGTGTACGGTGGGATAATCGATCATATCTGCCGTGAATGTGCCGTCCGTATTTGCACGAACGCAGCGGATAAAGGAACTATACAAATTCCCCATAGCCTCCAGCCAGCCTTCTGTGTGTCCGGAAGGCAATCTGCCGTAAAGAGCAGCGTCGGCATCGATACCGCCGTTGCCACGGTGGCGTTCTGTGATCGTGCCGTCAGCATCGATAACCGTCACTTTTTCGCAGGTCTCCTGGCTCCACAAAATGGAACCTTTATCGCCATAAATG